AAGCCAACAGGGTGGCAGCTGCCGAGAGACAGCAAAATGAGGCACTGGCAAGAACAGAGGTTTTGCTGAGGAATATAGATACGCTCATCGGCAGAGGGACGATGCTGAAAGTGAACACCTCTGACTTGGTGAACGCCCGTCAGATGGTGGTGGAGCTTCAGCAGAAGATAGAGTCATTCTCGGGCGGCGGCTTGCTGAGCAACGGCTTCAAGGACTCGTTGTCAAACCTCAGGGAGACCAAGACTGTTGTGAACCAGCTGATGAAGGAGCAGAGCGAGGCTAACAGGAGGGAAGCAAAGAAGATAACGGATGCGACCCGTCAGCAATCTCAAGAAGCCAACAGGGTGGCAGCTGCCGAGAGACAGCAAAATGAGGCACTGGCAAGAACAGAGGTTTTGCTGAGGAATATAGATACGCTCATCGGCAGAGGGACGATGCTGAAAGTGAACACCTCTGACTTGGTGAACGCCCGTCAGATGGTGGTGGAGCTTCAGCAGAAGATAGAGTCATTCTCGGGCGGCGGCTTGCTGAGCAACGGCTTCAAGGACTCGTTGTCAAACCTCAGGGAGACCAAGACTGTTGTGAACCAGCTGATGAAGGAGCAGAGCGAGGCTAACAGGAGGGAAGCAAAGAAGATAACGGATGCGACCCGTCAGCAATCTCAAGAAGCCAACAGGGTGGCAGCTGCCGAGAGACAGCGTCAGCGTGAGCTTGAGGTGACACGCGCGAGAATACAGTCTGTAGAGCGTGCTCTGCATAACTTGCAGGAGAAGCGATTCACCGCCAAGATGCTCGGTATAGACACGAGCGAAGCCAATGCCAAGATAGAGCATTTGAAGACCCAGCTGATCGGATTGAGGAACATCCAGTTAGGTCTGAGTATGGGCGACACGAGTTTTCTTGGACGTGTTGGCAATCTTGGCAATGGACGCGAGGTGCAGGCGGCAAACCAATTGTCTGGCACTTACAGCAGACTGATTGGCGAGGTGGAGAAGACGAATCGCGAGAAGGAGAAGAGCATTGAGCTGGAGCGGGCACACCAGCAGGAGGTGGCGAGGACAGCTGCTAAGGTGAGGGGGGATTTGGCGGCTGCTTTTGCTGGGGCAAATGCGGAGGCTGGTAATATGCGCGGCGTTCTTGATGATGTAAAGTCGCTGCTTTTGCAGGGCGGCATTGTCTATGGTGCGAAGCAGTTCTTTGACTCTGTGGTGAAGACCGGCGGTGAGATTGCTCAGCAGCACATCGCCTTGCGTTCTATCTTGGGAGATGCGGCGAAAGCTGACGAGCTGTTCGAGCAGACACAGCAACTGGCACTCCGTTCTCCCTTCAAGTTCGGCGAGCTTAACCGAGACGTGAAGCAGTTGGCAGCGTTCGGTGTGGAGGCGGACGACCTCTATAATACAGCGAAGCGCCTTGCTGATATCGCTTCAGGACTGGGTGTCAGCTTCGAGCGCCTTGGTCTTGCCTACGGACAGGTGAAGGCCCGTTCATGGCTTGACGGCAAGGAGCTTAGACAGTTTGCCTATGCAGGTCTTCCGCTCCTTGCACGCATTACCGAGCTTTACAACAGTGAGGGTAAGAACAACCGTAAGGACTATACCGAGCGTGACGTCAAGGAGATGATAAGCAAGCGTCAGGTGAGCTTTGAGGACGTTCAGAAGGTGCTGTGGAAGATGACCGACGAGGGCGGTCAGTTCTACAATATGCAGCTCGTTCTGAGCGAGACTCTCCTCGGACGATGGAACAAGCTGATAGACGCTTGGGAGATAATGCTCAGCAAGTTTGCTGACGGCAAGAACGTCGTCGGCGGCGTCTTCATGTTCTTCATAGACCGCGCCACCGACCTTGTGCTGGCTATGGACAAGCTGACACCCGCGATGCTCTCGTTTATGAGCGTGTTCGCCTTGAAGAAGCTCACTGGTTTTGCGTCTCTGAATCCTCTGGAAAAGAATCTTGGCGACAAGACAAGGCTGCAACTTCGTTCTTACGCCATCGAACAGCAACAGCTGGTGCTCGAAGGCAAGATAACGCAGCAGATAGCGACTCAGAATGTGCAGAAGAGAGCATATATGCTTGCAGATGCCAGCTCCCGTTCTGCTGCCATGAGCCGTCTTGCCCTTGAGGGTAAGATGTCCGTGGTTCAGATGCAGAAAGCCGTGAAGGAAGGTCTTGTGTCGAAGGAGCTTGTAAGACAGCTTGCCATCATGGGCCAGATAACCGCCCGACAGGAGCAGATAATCCTCAATGGCGGCAGGACGGCAGCTGTAATGAACATGGCCGGCACGAAGCTGAAGAGTGGCTTCAGCAGCTTATTCAACCTTATCGGCGGCTGGTGGGGTCTTGCCATCGGCGGCATCGTGCAGATAGCGTCAAGCATCTACGGCGAGCTGAGCGCCATCGAGGAGAAGACGAAGAGCCTGCAAGACCCGAACTCGGACTGGATGAAGGGCTACTATGATGTTCTCGACGCAAAGAAGGCTTCGAACGACGCGGAGCTGAGAAAGCAGATAGAGCAGATGAAGAAGGTGCTCGAAAGCAGCAATGCCTATACGAAGACCATAGACGAGCAGATAAAGAAGGCGAAAGACCTCAACGAACAATATGAGATACTGCGCAAGGGCGTGGAAGGAGCCAAGAACATGGCTTCGGGTGATGCCGAGGTTATCGCAAATGCCCTTGGCGCGACTGGCGGCTGGACCGGCGCAGGCAATCCTTTCAACGACTCCCTTGAGAAGAACCTTCAGGACATGAAGGAGTCGTCAGACGCTTACCAACGCCAGCTTTCCGCCTTGGACTCACGCACGCGAGCCAAGATGGAGAGCGTGGCCAACTCCCTGCTGAAGCCTGCTGATGCGAGCAAGACCCTTGAAGAGAAGATCCGCATCCTCTCAGAAGAGGGCGGCAGAAAATGGGGTACGTTCCAAGCAAGGATGATAAAATGGAACAAGAGCATCGGCTTCTCCATCTACAGGATCGGCAAGAGAGCAGGAGACGTGACTTCGGACATAAACCAGATAGCCGAGGATGATGTTCCGCGAATAATCAAGTCAATGCAGAAAGACTTCGGTCTTTATGGCAAGGACTTCAAGCGCTGGTGCAAGGAGAACCCAGCCCGCTTCAAGAACATGCTCCTTCAGATAATGAGCGAGGCAGACTGGCTCATACCCCAGATAAGAAAGAAGCTTGAAGAACTTACAGACTTCAAGTTCGACTCTGGCAAGAAGCCTAATCAGGTGACCGGCAAGACCTCGATGCAGCAGAGGGTGTACGAGAACTTAGGGCTTGACCAAAGAAAGTATGACCTTGTGTCGAGCTTCATCGAGGAAGGCTCATGGTATAAGACCAAGAACAATGCCCAGACAGCCCTGCAAGACCTCGCTGACGAGGTGCGCTCAAGAGAACGAGGCGGCGCTACAAAAGCCGAGATAGCCAAGGCAAGGAAAGACTACAATGATATGTGGAATGCCGTAGCCCAAGGCTTCGGCTACAGATTCATCCCTGAGGACAAGAAGAGCAACAAGGTGCCGAAGGGCAAGGGTGACAAGGAAGATAAGGAGCTGAAGGCTTGGGAGGAGCGTCTTAATGCGTTTAAGTCTGCCCGTCAGATGTATCAGAAGTATAAGGGACTTCCCAACTGGGGAGCCAAGAAGGCTGACGATATGGTCAGAGGGCTGTTCCCGGAGGTGGGCGACCTTAGCTTCGACAAATATTTAGAGAGCTTAGAGAAGTTAGAGAAGGCGCTGAAGGCTACCACCACGGAGAGAAAGAAAGCCATTACTGCGCTGCATAGGGAGAGAAGCGAATGGAAATACTCCGAGATGCTGAAGCCCGAGGCAGACCGACTGGCTGCTGACTTTGCTGAGATATTAGAGAGAGGCATCCGCCAGGCAGACCTCCATAAGGCACTGATGGAGAAGACCGGCGACGAGAACTTCGCCTCGCTTGCCTTCAGAGACGGCATGATGTGGGACGACCAGACCCGCGGTATGGCCCAGATGTTCGAGGAGATGACCGGCAGGAAGATAGACGGCCTGCTGGACGCTACCGACGCCACAGCCAAGAAGGCATTGGAGGACAACACCGACGCCTATAACCTATGGAAGAAGATAACCGACCTCGTCAGAAACAACTATACGGGTTACCTCGAGAAAGCCGCTGACGCCATCAAGGAGACGGCGACTTGGGAGGAGAAGCTGATTGCCGTGGACGCGAAGTGGGACGAGCGCATAAAGCAGGCTGACAGACGCGGTGACACCTCCACCGCCGAGCGTTTCCGTCAGATGCGTGACAAGGAGAAAGGACAGGTAATGGACGCTCAGTTCAAGCAGAGCCAGGACTACCTGAACTTCTTCGGTGCGATAACGGAGATGGGCGAAGTGAAGGCGCGTGAAGTGGCGGCAGAGATACGTCAGTATCTTAACACAGCCCTGAGAGACGGCAGCATCGACGCAAGAGAGTATGCAAAACAGATACAGCAGATAGACGAGCAGCTGCGCAAGCTGAGCGAGCGCAGAAAGGGCTTCTTCAACGGCGGCATCGTCGGCATAGCCGAGCGTAAGACAGAAGAAGGTAACGCGAAGATATCAATGGGCGCGACCAGTGTGGCGGCTGGCGAGGAGAAGATCCGTGAGGGCAGGATAAAGGGTGACATCGGCCTTGTAGCGGAAGGGCTGAAGCTCAAGATGACCGGTGAAGACCTTATCAGAACCGGCAAGAAGCTGGTAGGAGAAGGCATGACGCTGAAGAAGCGCTTCGAGAACATCGGCAGCGCCCTCGGCGAGATAGCCAATATCGCCAACGGCATAAGCGACGCCTTCAACCAAGTCAAGGACATGGCAGACGCTCTCGGCATAGACACCGAGAGTGACGGATGGCAGGACGCACAGGCAGCGATGTCGTCGCTAACCTCTATCACTGGCGGCATCTCGAAAACCTTCAACGCCGTGAAGAACCTTGACATCGGCGGCACGGTGAGCGGTGTGGCAAGCATCATAACGGGACCGATAACCGCCTTCGCCAAGGCCCATGACGCTAAGAAGGAGCGTCAGATAAAGCTGGCAGAGCGCGAGCTGAAAGCCCTCGAAAACATGCAGACCACCATCAAGAACGCCATCGAGGACAGCTTGGGCGGCATCTATAACTACCGTATGGACGCGAAGACGACGGCGAAGATGAACAAAATAGTCAGCAACTACGAGACGGGCGAGAAGAGCAACGTTATGCGCCTCTACGGCATCAATCCGAGCGCCTACAGCAAAGACACGTACGAGGCTGCACAGAAGAGCCTTGCTGACCCGACGAACGCCTATCAGGCAGAGCTGACGGGGCTGATGGCACAGCGAGACCAGCTACAGCGTCAGCGTGCCAACGAGGACGCCAAGAAGAAGACGGACAAGGACAAGCTGGCCGACTACGACCAACAGATAGAGGAGATGGAACGCTCGATAAAGAACGCCGCGAAGAACTTCCTCAAGGAGCTGTACGGTGTGGACATGAAGAGCTGGGCAAGCCAACTGACAGACGCTGTGGTGAGCGCCTGGGAGAAGGGCGAGGACGCCATCGACGCCTACAAGAAAAAGGCTAAGGAAATGGTGAAGGACCTCACGAAGAACATCATCTCGCAGAAGATAATGGAGCAGGCCCTTCAGAAGCCCCTCGACTTCCTGACACAGCAGATAGAGAAGAAGGGCAGGCTAGACGAGTATGACGTGACACAGCTCGCCTCCGACCTCTACTCAGCCGGTGAGAACAGCGTGGCGAACATCACCGCCGTCCTTGAAGAGCTGAAGCGCAGAGGCTGGGACTTCTCCGAGAGCGGCAGTTCATCGGCCACGAACACCATAAAGGGTGTGACGGAAGAGACCGCCGACCTCCTTGCCGCCTATCTGAACGCCATCCGCCTGGATGTGAGCGTGAACCGCGAGAATATCAAGGCAATAGCCACGAACGTGTCGCTCCTCCCTGCGATGAGCGAGATACAGAAGAGCCAGCTTGCAGCCATGAACCAACTCGTGACGCTCGCCCAGGTGCGTAATGACCGCATAGACGAGATAGTGACTTGGACCCGCAAGGTAAGCAACGGCTCATCAAAGATTTACGTGAAATAAGAAAGGAAACCACATGAAAGAAAGACAGTTATCCGACAAGATGAAGGCAGAGGCTATTGGACTGGGCCTCTGCCAGCAGTGGACAAACGAATGGGAGGACAACACCTCGAAGGACGAGATGGTGAGAAAGTTCGTGCGCGGCATAGACTTCTGCATCGACCATGACTGGCCCGACGTGAAGACCATAAAGCACCAGTTCGGCGACGTGATACACAACCACGGCGTATGGGCGGACGAGAACGTCAGCGTGACGAACGCCCCGATGACCATCCTCAACGGAGAATGCGTATGCGATGCGACGTTCGACGGTACGGGGGCGGGCGAGGTGTACGTCCGCCACGGAAGCGTGCTCAGAGTGAAGGCGACCGGCTACGCACGGGTGTTCGTGACGCTGAGGGACGCGGGAGAGGTGTATGCCGAGACGGAAGGCCATGCCAAGGTGTTCGTATACAGATACGGCGGCGATGTGAGGCTGGCGGCAGGCGACGTGACGGTACGTGAGAAGAAGAAAGAATAAAAAAAATATCGGATATTGCATAAATATTCACGTAGTAGTGTATATTTATGCAATATTTTTACTAATTTTGGGACTAAAAGAGAGCAGTATGCAATATTATAAAGTGTTGATGCAAAGAGAGACGGCAGGAGCTGCCGTAACGGACACCATTTCGGCGTTCGGCATGTACTGCATGGACATTCCCTTCATGATGGCGACCAAGGCAAAAGAGCCTTCGAAGCGCGAATGGAAGGACGAGGACGGCGACGACGAATACATACCCGCCGAAGGTCTGAAGATGAGCGCCTATGAGATGAGCGTGAAGTTCGGCATGAAGGGTGACAAGGACACAGCGAACAAGAACCTGAAAGCCTTCCTCGACTATCTGCGCGGCGGCACGATGAAGCTGTATTGCGACTACACAAAGATAGGCAGGCAGAACGTGCGCTTTGTGAGCATCGGCGAAGACGCTACGCTTGTAAGAGACGCCAACGGCGACTTGCTGATAACAAAGATAACATTCAAGGTGAACGATCCTGTCACCGACATAACCCTTACGATATGAAAGAGCGTATACGAGTGTACCATAAAGACGGAAGTCTTCTGAACGACATGGAAGGCAATGCCGTGGAGCTTAGCGCCGTGGAGATGACGGACGGCTGGATGGAGGACTGCTTCGTGCAGACCACCATCGAAAGCGCGTACCCCATAAACTTCTCCATCGGCGACTACATCGTATACCGTGGCGAGCGCTATGAGCTGAACTACGACCCCGGCAAGGCGAAGACAGCAAGAGCAGGCAGTGACAGAGGCGCTTTCAGATACGAGAACGTGAAGCTGAACGCCTTGCAGGACGAGCTTGTGAGAGCGCAGTTCTTAGACGTGGTATTGGGAATGGAGAACACGGAAGAGCAGACGATACCCTACACAGCCCTTCCAAAATTCGGCTTCTACGTGCAGACCGTTGACGACCTCCTGGACCGCATACAGGCGAATATGGACGAGCAGATGGGCGCAGGACTCTGGGCGCTGTACTCACGAAACAAGGAGCGCAGCCTGCAACGAGGCTGTGACGGAGCCGTATGGGAGGAGATGTACGGCAAGGGTACCACTGAGACCATCATAGACTCCGCCGCTCTGACCATCGACAACCAGAACTGCTGGAACGCCCTCGCGTTAGTGAACTCGAAATGGGACATCAACTTCGTGGTGAGAGGACGCAATGTCTTCGTGGACACGACGGGACTGGAGGTTCCGTACGAATTTGTCTACGGCAAGCGCAGGGGTCTGTACGAGATAACACAGACCGCTGATGACAGCCAAGCCGTGACCACCCGTCTGCGTGCCTACGGAAGCGAGAAGAACCTTCCGACACATTACTACGCCAATCTGTGCGTGGATGTGTTCGGAGAGACATCGAAGATAAGTCATCTTGCCTCCTCGACGAACACCGTCCTGCATATAACCATCCCGAGCCTTAGCTGGGCAGCAGCGGGCAGCTACTTCACGTCAGTGAGAGACGGATCGACAGCGGAGAGCAGAGAATATAACGTGACGGTAAAGTCGGGCGACATAGAAGGCAGAGGCTATGCCGTGTCGTCAGCACGAAAAGAGGGCGAGGGGACAGTCACGATAATCCTGAACTCGTCAAACGACGAGTACGGAATGACGGTAAAGAACGTGGAGGACTTCTACACCGCAGTGATGAAAGAAAGAAAGGTGTACTTCCTTCAAGGCGTGAACAAGCAGAGCTTCCCCTCGAAGAACATGATAGCCAATACGGACCAGATGCCGTCCCACATGGCAGTGACAAGACTGATGCTGCCGGGCTTCCCCAAGATGTCCGTAAAGGAATGGTGGGACACGCAGGCTACCGAGGAAGAGAAGGCTTGGATAAACCCGAGCGGCAAGGAACACCTTCTTTCCGAGCTGAAGAACCGTCCCTACGTGGACTCTGTGAACATCAAGGAGCTTGGCGTGAGAAACGGCAGCGTGATGTTCGATACGGAGAACAAGAAGGAAGGCATCATCGAGATATATCCGACCATCGAAGAGATGGTCGTTGACGGACAGCGCATAGACGAGATAAACAGCGGTTCCGACATCAAGGACAACGGCATCTTCAAGGACGGACAGACCGTACCGCCCTTCTCGATGACGCTTTCCCCGAAGATAAACTTCGACATAAACATGCTGAAGAAGGAGGACTTCACAATCAGCATGAAGGACGGCAAGTGTGGCGGCAGAGAGTTTAAGGTGAACGGATCAGTGAAGGAGAACGGCGTATGGAAGCTGACCCTTGACCGTGTGAAGGACGACGCCTTAGAGCTGTACTTCCCGAACAAAGACTTCCAGATAGAAAGCGGAGACCACTTCGTGCTGACCGGCATAGAAATGCCCGACTCTTACGTGGAGGCGGCATCGGCAAAACTCCTGAAATACGCCCTCGCATGGCTGGACAAGAACGACTATACGCGATACGTGTTCGAGCCGAAGGTGGACGAGATATTCATGGCATATCAGCATGACAAGGCGAAGGCAGACACCACCGGCAAGACGGCGAGCCTTTACGAAACCCTCAAGGCAGGCGGTCTGCTGCACTTCAGCGACGCGGACCTGAAGCTGGACAAGAGCGGCGTCATAGAGAGACTCGTCATCCGTGAGGAGCTTGGCAGCATCCCCACCTACGATGTGACCATCAAGGAAGACAAGGACGTGGGAACGCTGCAAAAGATGCAGGACGCCATAGACACGGTCACGATGAGCGTGAAGTCGGGTCTCTCGTCGGCACAGATAGAAGGTCTGATACGCAGCAGGGGAGCGAAATACTTCCTCTCAAAGACAGATCCTGACACTGCACAGGACGTTATCCGCTTCCTTCGCGGTCTTACCGTTGGAAGGACTGGGGACGGATATGGCGTGACGGGTGAGGGAGCTGCCACGCTGAGCAGCTGTGTGGTGGAGAGCGTACGCAACGCTGAGGCTACCGACGAGGACCGAACCATCGTGGGCGGCAAGGGCTTTGACCTCTATATGGGTAAGGACGGCAAGAGCCACCTCTACATTGACTACCTGACGACAAGGACGAAATTCTTCGCTGCGAGTGCGGAGGTGAGAAAGGTGAGCTATTCGGGCGGCACTACGCTCTTCTCAAACGCTGGCAGCACGATAATGAAGGTGGCTCACGTACTGGATGATGCAGGAGTGGGTATCGGCTACAAATGCTATGCTGCTGCTGATGACGGCACAACACGGACGGCTAACTGGTGGCATGTGGGCATGATGGCGCTGTGCCAGACCTTTAACGTGAAGGCTGGAGAATCAGAAAATCTTGCTAACCGCTATTATTGGCGCCTTGTGGTGGGTGTCGGACAGGAGACGTTAGAGGACGGCAAGCTGTATGACTACGTGATACTGTCAAACAAACGGACGTTCATGGGCAGCGAGGCTTGCGTGCCGGTGACATCACAAAAGGTGATAGGCGCTGACGGCAAGGCGTTAGTGTTCGGCGACGTGATGATACAGGTGACCACAACGGGCGAAAAGCAGAGCTTAGCGGCGGTGTTCGAGGAGCAGGAAGGCAAGACTACTGACGATGGCAACAACGTCATAGCCAACCGCATATTTTTCGGCTACGAGCCGGCCGCGGACGGAGGAGAACCTGACGTGCCGCAGCCCTACGACGTGATAGTGCAGGCAGGAGACCAGATACAGTGGAACCGCTTCGGCAACCTTATAAAGCTGACGACCTCGACGGAGGACGGAAGCGACAACGGAAACGCGCCCGCCATTGCGATGTATCATGCGATGGGCGCGCCTTACAAGGCGGGGGACACGGTGAATCCGTACCAATGGAAAACGCTGACCTCATTAGATTCCCCTCTCCTTGTGCTCAAGAATGCCAAAAACTTCAAGTTCTTCACCGATGACGACCCCGACAATATCATCGACCCTGTGACGGTGACTTACGACCTTGTGCCATCCTCGGAATATATCATCCGCAAGCCGAACTCGCAGACGGCGACGCCGAACGACATTACCTTCACGCTTCGCAAGCGCACGGGCAACGTGACTGAGGACATGAAGGACGGATATTTGCTGACGGCGGACTACACTACCACGGACGGCGCAAGCAAGAGCGGCGTGGCGATAAACCGCCTGTCCGACATTGGCGTGAGCTTCTACCTCCTCGCTTCTGTGACGGTACGGGCAACGGTCAAGGCAGACAACACCACCGTAACGCTGACACTTCCGATTCTTTCCGACGGCGCGAAAGGCGACACGGGCACAAGCTTTAAGGTGCTCGGCTATGCGCTTGCCCATGCAAAGAACTATGCTGACCTTCAGAAGATAACGCCCACCGAGAACGGCCTTTATCTCGTTGACGATACTACGGGCATGGAAGGTGGTAGCAAGCGTCCCTGCGTGGTGCAGTGGAAGAACGGCAAGTATATCGTGTGTGACTCAAACGACGGCGACTCATACAAGATAGGCGAAATACTCTGGACGAATACGGGCACGTACTGGCTGGACATAGGCAGCGTGAAGGGCGAGGGTGTGGTGATATCGGACATGAGCGTGACGTACGCCATATCTGACAGCGCTACGGTGACACCTATGGAATGGCAGTCGGCCATCATCGCCGCCACCGACGCGAAGCCCTATCTCTGGACGAGGACAACGGTGACCTACAAGGATTCGGAGGGAGAGCATACGACGGTGTCATACGCCATCGCCTATAAGGGCAAGGACGGCGACAAGGGAGACCCCGGAGCAAACGGCAAGGACGCGGTGGAGTTTATCGTCAAGGATGCGCCTCTTGTGTTTGACACAGACGAGAACGGCGTCGTATCGGCAAGTGTAAGCAAGACTGCCACCATACAAGTGATGCGGTCAGGAAAAAACATCGTGTCGGAAGTGGGCAATCTCTTTCCGAGCAACAATAATGTAGGATGCGGCAAGCCGACACTTACGAAGCAGACAGACGGCATAGACGTGACGATATCGGGAGCTTCGATAAACAAGGACAGCACGCTCGGCGTGAGTGTGACGAGCGGATACGTAATCGTGTATATGGCAATCGGAAGTACGCTATACTCTCGGCAGATACCCTTTATGGTGAACTTGGCAAAGTTTACGGGGACGATATCGGCTGACAACAAGAAGCTGCGGACGGAATATACGGAGCTGACGAACCGTGTAGGAGCAGTGGAAACGGACGTAAACGGCATCCCCATCAAGACGCAGGGCGAGCTGACGAAGTATACCTCGACCATTGAGCAGACGGCCCGTGAGATATCGCTGAAGGTGACGGAGGAGACCGTGAACATGGCACGTAACTGCATCGTTGGTTCGGCGCTGAGGGAGTATGACAGCATAACACCCATCAACGACACGAAAAGGGTGACGATAATGCCAGGCGGTGTCGGCGGAACAAACTACGCGCAATGTCTGTCCATAGGCGCTACGACGACAACGTGGACAGGTCTGTACTTTAAGGATGTCCGTGTGAAGCCGGAAACAAAATATACCTTTAGCATCTGGATGAGAATGACGGCGAAGCCTGACAACGGCAGCTATGTTTCTATCCGAACTTACAACAACCACGTGACGGGGCAGGAAGTGACACGGGTGGTCTTCCCCGATTCGCAGACGCTGAACGTATGGACGCTTTATAAGGTGGCGGTGGACGTACCGGCAGGATGTCTGAGATTGATTATAGAGGCGGCAGTGAGAAACAACGGCGGCATCGACCTATGCCGACCTATGCTTGAGGAAGGAGAGGAATATCAGGGCTGGAGCCTGTCGCCTGACGATTCGACAATAGAAGACGTGATGCAAGCGACGGGTTTTGACATCAAGAACGGCATCATCAAGGCTACGGCTGACACGTTTGAGGTGCAGGACAACAGCGGTAACACAACGGCGAAGGTAACGCCCGACGGATTCTTCACCGGCTCGGTACACGCTACGAACGGCTACTTTGACGGACTTGTCCGCAACCAGAAGCGTATCATTACGAAGGACAACTTTCTGGAATACTTTGAGAAGGACACTTATTCCGTCATAGACGATGCGTACAAACCTATATGGGACAGGATAGGCTCGAATTTTGTCATACGGTCGACTCCCATTGCGAGCGACGGTGAGGAAATGTATCTGCAATGTGTGCTCCCTACAGCGTATTCTCTCGCAAATCCATACACGGACGGACGCTACGAGCGGGCACGTGAGGTGGTGGGCAACACCATCATCATCCGCTGCGAAAACGAGCAGGGCATCGTGCTCTACGGAACGTCAAGAACGACTCCGAGCAATGGCGATGCAATTAGCGCTCCATACATACTCAAGAACGGCTACATAGCATATCTGACATGCAAAGTAAAGAACGTGGGCAGTAACTTGGAAGAGACCGAGTATGAGATGATCTATTGGGAGAGAGTGGTAAGAAAAGCGTTGCCGTAGGGCTGAGCCTCACTGGGCCTTTCTGGGCCTCTTTAAGAAGATGGCAAATAATAAATAATAAATAATAAATGACAAGATGAAGAAGATTGTTAGAGGCAATGATTTTACGCTGAGGATTCCGGTGCGGAAGATGGTGAACGGGGAGAGCTTCGCTTTTCCCCTGCCAGGCTGTACGGACGTGGCGGTGAACGTAGTCAACAGCTATCGCCGCATATCGCTTGCCTACACCATCGACGTGAAGGAGGACAATGTGCTGAACGCACGTGTGGAGGGTGACCAGCTTGCGTGCGGCGTTTATGCCATTGAAGTGAAGGGCAAGCTGTTCGGTAATGATTGGCGCTCGAACGAATACGAGCAGCTCGGCATCGTGGACAACAACGCTGCCGGCGACACGGCATTCAGACCGCAGGAAGGTGAGGATTCGGTGGAGATGGACACAGCTATGGTGGTGCTGGCTCCTGAAGCAGACCTGTCGGGACTTATCACTGATGTGGGCGAAACGCTGAAACGTGCAGAAAACACCATTACTGACGTTGAGCAGCGCACGGAGAAGGCATTGGGTGATGTGGCTACGGCTGTAGGCAATGCGAACAATGCCGCGGAGAACGCCAATACTCAGGCTGCGAGGGCAAAGGCGCAAGCAGACCATCCAAACAAGGTGGGCGAGGACGGGTATTGGTACAGATGGGACGAGGCGACTGGAGCGTATGTGCGCACGGACAGCTATAGCCGGGGAACCATAGACTTCCCTACTTTCGATGTTAATGAGGATGCAGAGCTGGAGGTTAATATCACTGACGGGTCGGACAAGCGTTTTGAGCTGAACGACGAAGGAGAACTGCTTGTAAATCTGAATAACAACATCTAAAAAACAAGAGCATTATGAACGAAAAAATTAATCTTGGAAGGGTGGGTTTCGTACCGAAGGGTGCGTACAATCCCGACACCACTTACAAGCGACTGGCAGTTGTCACTTACAAGAACTGTACCTATGCCAGTCGCAAGGATGGCAACGTAGGACATGAGCCTATTGGTGATGATGAGTGGTGGCAACGCATTGTGGACGGTCAGACCGCCTACGATGGAGCAGTAAAGGCTGACAAGGCGGCTGACAGAGCCAATGCCAGTGCAGACGAAGCAGACCGTATCAACAATGAGGTGCAGACAGCCGAGGATGTCCGTATCAAGGCAGAAGATGTGCGTACTGAGAACGAAAAGACACGTGTCCGCAACGAAAGCAGACGCATCGAAGCCGAGAACGTCCGCATGGAATCTGAAACGACCCGTTCGGACAATGAGCGCCAGCGCAGTCTGAACGAGAAGCAGAGGGTAAGCAACGAGGAGTCGAGAAAGACAGCCGAGAGCACCCGCAACACCAATGAGGCAGACAGGGTAAGGAAGGAGGGCGGAAGGACGGAAGCAGAGAATGTCCGCGTCTTGCATGAGACAGTGAGAGTGGGTGCAGAGAACGACCGTATCGCAGCCGAGACTTTGCGTTTGTCTGCCGAGGACGGACGCAAAGCCGCTGAGACAAAACGTGAACAGGCAGCTACAGAGAACAAGGCGGCGACAGACAAGGCTGTAAAAGATTGTCAGCAGGCTGTGAAGGACGCACAGGTAAGCATGAGATATGACGCTGATACTTACTCAATCGTGATTACAACCGGAAAGGAGGAGTAAGGGCTTATGGCAGACAACAACATGATAAATGTGGTGGCTCTGACGGAGGCTGCCGAGCTGAAGGACGGTGACACGCTGCTGCTTATCCGTGACGACGGGAAAGGAGGCAAGACGTGCTTCCGCATCGAGGGACGGTCGTTCCACGGCAAGAGCGCGTATGAGGTGGCGAAGGAAAACGGCTATGAGGGTACGGAGGAAGACTGGAAGAGTCAGACCAAGAAAGTGGCTGACTTTGACGTGAGCTTTGACCCTACGGACGGCTGTCTGGTGATAACTAAATGAAAAAAGCAACAATAAAAAAACAGAACAGATTATGGCAAAGACAGAAACAAGGGTGAAGGTGGTATTCACCAAGGCCGGCGAGGCGTACAGCGCTACGCAAGCCTATCGTCTACATGACTACATCGTGCTTAACGGCGTGACTATCTACGCTTGCAAGAAGGTGGACCCGGCAACGATGACGTGCGTGGGCCATCCGCTGACGGACACGGCGTATTGGGACAAGTTCATGGACATTGCTGACTTTAAGGCGGCTGCTGAAAAAGCTACGGCTTCCGCCAACGCTGCTGCAAAGAGCGCTACGGACGCAGCAGGAGCGGCAAACACGGCGAAGACGAACGCTGACAAGGCAACTGAGGCTGCGAACACTGCCGCATCCGCAGCTAACACAGCAAAGACAAATGCGGACACGGCTACTGGCAAGGCAAACGCAGCTGCTGCGGGAGCAGAGAAGGTGAACGCCACCATCACAACCGATAACGTGCTGAAGGTGACGGACAGAACAGGTGCGGAGACATCGCTGTCGCTTGCCGAGAACGCCGCGACTGTGAAGAAGCTGACGGAGCTGGAAGAAACTGACGCTACACACGCAGCACGCCTCTCTTCCCTGGAACAGGCAGTGGGCGATATGGGCGGAACGGTGGACAGCTACTACATAGGCAGTCAGGACACAACAAAGGCTTCTCCCGACATCATCGAGGCGAGTACCAACACTGGCAAGCAGATGCTCCAAGACATGTATCGCCCCTTCCTCATCAATCACGATGAAGCTAAGGAAGGCGTGGAGGTGATGCCCGCCGACGAGCTGAAGCGCAACAACTGGCTGCGCTTCGCAGACAACAGCTTCGCTCCCGCCGTCGGCATCACTGAGGAGATGAAGGCCGAGTGCGACGTGGAGCTTTATCTCGATGCCGAGCATACTCAGAAGTATTGCGATGCCGGCGCGTTTGACGCTGAACGCTTCTACAACCAGTACGGCATGACGCAGAAACTATATAATGCGGAAGGCAATGCGGTGCGCATCCTGCGCCCTTGGGAGACGACATCCAAACAGTACAGCATCAAGGTGGGTGACCCTTCGGTGAACTATCTCCTCGACGACTATCCCGCATCGGAACCAGACACACTCTACCGCGGCATCCTCAAGAGCTACCGCGAATATAAGGGTATGAAGCCTCGCAAGCTCGATCCTACGCTCATATCTCCCTGCTGCGATACAAGCATCAAGGATACTGACGGCAAGGTGAAGTTTCGTTCGTTCTTCTACCTTTATAACCCTGGGGACACGAACACGCGGGGATCAGTTGGTGATAACGGAGGCACGATGTTTATGGAGCAGGGCGCTTACCCACGTGTGAATGATGTGAATCAGGTAAGCAGCATGGACTATGCCCGAAACAACAACTTCGACAAGACGAAGACATATCCGTTTGCGGAAATCGGACATCATGCCTATAACACCTTCGTATGTGCCCATGAACTGCTTTACGACACGAACTATATCAACGACCCCGATAATCTCTTTTCGTCCGGCACGTCAAGTAATGACAACTGTGGCAATGAGGCCGCTTGGCAGAAATACGGAGGCGTGCGCATCAAGATGGGTGATGGAGAATGGAAGTATCTTAATTGGAACGCAATTCCAAACTGGATATACAAAGACGCGAATGGCAATCCTATAGGTACGCACCTTTCGGCATGGATAAACAGAGAATACCCGAAATGGCGGGAGAACGAGGCCCAGATGGCTCTGTCGTTCGCAGCAGAGACGGGTGTGGCCGAGAACACGGAGTTTGACTTCTACGGCAAGGCGTACTGGTATGTCACACCTCCCAAGGCAAAGGGTGTCGTTGACGGATATATGAACGCCCGTGTGTACTGTAAGAAAACCGACACGTGGCAGGGCTTTGACGCTAACGGCATTCCACAAACCTATACAATCGAGGCGATTCTGAGACAGGGTGTCATGGACGGAGTGAGCACAGCGGGCGACATCTTCCATTATCGCGGAGGTGGCATGGAGTACGTGTCTGAGACACTTGTAACACAAGATGTAAGCCGAGCCGATTATCCGACCGACATATACATTGAGACCGACCCGAAAAAATGGCATTCAGAACGAGCTGAGACCAAACCGAATAAAGGTAGATTCGGTTTTGAGGACAGTTACGAACTTGTTGCCCATCATGAGAAGACGAATCAAGGCTACGTGATGAAGCGTTATGGATACACTCAGTTCGGTCAACTGTTTGGTGGTAGCAGAAACACTTTTGTCACGTCGTATAATGAGCAGAACAACTACTTTTCTAACACAATAGGAGACAGAACGCGCCGTAGTCTGCGCTTCGGCGGCCATGCGTACTGGTGGAGTCCTTGCGCTGCGCGTTCGTTCTCTGCGCGTTATGGAGCGTCTATTGCTTCTCGCGCCTCTGGCGGTTCGGCTCAATGCCTTTTCAGCAAGCGCAGCACCGCTGCAAGCGGAAGAAAGACGGTGCAACCGTCTGCCTAAGCAGCGAACAAGCAGCAAAAGCATATTATCCCGTCTGTCCGCAAGGGCAGACGGGCGCAAATAGAATCATAAAATCCTCACGCTTCGTGACAAGTCGTACATCGGGATGCGTCCTCTGAAATGCGAGAGTGGGGTTGCAAGAATGTTGACAACACATAGTCTGCGCTTCGGCGGCAATGCGAACTGGTGGAATACTTGCGCTGCGCGTTCGTTCAATGCGAATAATGGAGCGTCTAATGCTTATCGCAACAATGGCGGTTCGGCTCAAGCCAAAAATGATTAATCTTAATATACACATATATAACATACCGAATACGTGTTGTCATCATGCCCAGGAGTGGCGAATTAACACACAAGACGAAGCGTCGTTGCCAGTTGTCAGTTGTACGGCATCGGGTGTCGGCGTGGAGCAGTGGCGCAGAGTGTCACTGCTGGCTCAAAAGGCTTGAAAATAACAAACATGACATATAAAGAAAAAGATGTTACGTGGCAAGAGGTGGAACAGGCGGCACATGATGCAGTAAGAGACCACCTCAACAAGGCGACGGTGACGGAGTTCTGCCGAGAATGGGAGGAAAACGTCACGCTCGTCTTCGCCATGATTCAAGATGACACATACGTTGAGCATATATCGTACCGCCAACTTGTGAAGAGGAACAAGAACGGCAAGGTGCGGCATATAGACTCTCCTACTCTCGTGACTCGCATACTTCAGTATGTGTTTATAAACAGGGCGAATGCACTCTATGAAGCCCTTGACAACAAGGCTGCTCTGAACTGCAAGACGGGGTGTGGTCTGAACTCGAAGACACTGCGCCTCTCGGTGCGCCATCGCGTGAAACATCTCTTTTACGACCAGAGGGACGTGAACTACATCGCCCTTGCTGACCAGCGCCACTGCTACGAACACGTCAGGACAAAGACGTTCCGCAGGGCAATGGAGGAGATGGGCGTGAGAGGGTGGCTCGTCGATTATGCCTGCAATGTGACGATGGTGGACGGCAGACTTCCCATCGGCACTCCGGTAAGCCCGCTTGCACACCACATCATCATGCTCGGCTTCGACCTTGCGATGTCGGCCAGCTATCCGTTCTACGTGCGCTATGCAGACAACATCCTCATAGGCACGAACAGCAAGCAGGAGGCTCACGCAGCATTGTGGAGGGTGAAGCAGAGATGGTGGTACGGCATGGGCATAAGGGCGAACCGCTGGGACAGCCGTGTACTGCCGATACGCGGTGAGGCAGTGGACTTCTGCGGTACGGTGTATCATCGCACGGAAGGCAAGAGCCATGCCGACCACGGTAAGGGCTTTGCCACCGTCCGCAAGAGTACGGCAGAGTCTGCCAAGGCAGCGACTCCACAGAACTGGCCATGCTACTTCGGACAGCTTAAGGGAGCAGACACGTTTAACTTGATAAACTCAATACAGGAGAAAAACATGAAATTATCAGATTTGACGAGCAAGGTGCGCATCGACAGAAAGATGGATGCGAAACAGGTATTCCCGAAGGACATGGTGGGCGTGGTGATGGACGTTCTGGACTACGAGATACGCCAGAACACACGTGGGGAGAACAACTGGATAAAACTGCTGATGTGTATGGACGAGATCGGCCAGGACGGAATGCCGACCGGCAAGAAGGTGGTGCGTGAGATGCACGGCGACCTTTCCGGACTGTACCGGTATCTGAGTCTGTGCGAGAAGGCATTCGGCGGCAAGCGTGCGATACTGCCTATCGAGGAGGCGGAGATAGAGAATTCCTGCGGCTACATCTTCAAGGGATCGACTAACATGATGATGTATCTTGAGGACTACGTGGCGCAGATGGAAGCGTCCGAGGGTGTAATGAACGTAGCGCAGCCTGTCGTTCCGGCAGCGACTGCATAAGGACAACCATTAAAAAAAATGATATGATAGCAAAAAATTACATTGAGCTGCCTACCGAAGGTTTAGTACGAGGCAGCATGCTCGACGAGGGCAATGCGGTGACAGTGTATCTTGACATCCGTGATGAGGAGCGTCCTTCGATGTCGGGAAATCCGGAGTCGGGCGTATCGGAGACAGAGAGAGTGAAGGTGGGCTATGCCGTGCGCTGTCTGAAGCCTTTTACGGAAGACAGGACGGTCAACGCTGCCGTGCAGACTGCTTACGGTCTGCGTGACGAAGCCGACCTCTCACGCTTTAATGCTGATATGTCGGTAAAGATTGCTGAAGGCAGCGATGACGAGGAGGTGGCGGAGTATAAGAGCTTCGTGAAGTGGGTGCGCCTGGAATATGCCAAGGCAATGGGCACGATGGATAATCTCGCTACTGCCAAGGCGCAGATGGAAGCTGAGATTGACCGCTACGACTCTTCTTCCGCAGTCAACTCCTTCCTCCTCAACGGTATGGAGGTATGGCTTGACAAGGCCACGCGTGTAGGTCTGATGAACTCCACCTCAATTGCCAAGGCGATGGGGCAGACGAAGACCACGCTCTGGCTGGGTGGCTATCAGTTGGAGGTGGACTGCGATAGGGCTATTCAGCTGCTCTCGGCATTGGAAATGTACGCCCTGGAGTGCTTCAACGTGACAGCTGCTCATAAGAAGGCGGTGAGTGAGCTTACGAGCATTGAGGATGTGCTGGCTTACGACTATAAGACTGGCTATCCCGAACAGCTGAAGATGGAGGTGTAGGCGTATGATGTATCTATGCTTAATGCTCTTTACCGGGCTTCTGCTTGCCGTTGTCGGTATCTCAATAGACTACGGCAAGCCTACGATGATAAGTGAGATATACTACACTGCCAAGGAGCGAGGATGGAGTCTGCCCTGCTGGAGCGTGCCGGTGCTGCTCGTCGTGATGGGCGGGATGTGTCTGCCCGTGATGCTCAACATCGGAGGCTTTGAGTTTGCTGCTTTCCTTACTTGTGCCGGACTGATGTTTGTGGGTGCTGCTCCAGCTTACCTTGACGGCGACGAGCGCATCATCCACAAGACGGCTGCCATCATATCAGCCGTGGCAAGCGTAGCGTGGGGACTGTCCGTGATGCCGTTAATTGTGCTGACGGCTGCCTTTGCCGCTGCAATAGCCGTGGTAAATGACAGACGATGCTGGCTATTGTGGTGCGAGCTATGTGCGCTTGCTTCTGTGATGGCGATTATCGTGACGAAAACCCTTACGGCATGAAAGAACTATTGAGAATGAACAAGCGTGACCTTATAGGCTGCGCTTGTTGGTTCGCCGTAGGAGCTGTGGCAGGGCTGTGGGCTTTGCCGGTGATGATGGCGAGAGAGATATGGCAATGGAAGCGCTACAAGCTGGAGAGGCTGGAATGGTGGGACTTGGTGAGATATGGGGCTGTGATAGGACTGGGAAGCTGGCTGGCTGCTTAATGGGCGCAAATAAGAAACAATAACTGACAAATAACAAATAAGAAGATGACACCTAAGGAATTTTGTAAATGGATGGCTCCTGCGGCTTATAATGCGGACATTTCGCCCGTGTTTATCATTGCTCAGGCGGCACTGGAGAGCGGATGGGGCAAGAGCACCATCGGCAAGTATAATGTATTTGGTATAACGAGAGGTGGATGGCCTGTGGAGAAATGCCTGCTTGTCACTACGCATGAGTACTTCAAAACGAAGACGGTGAGGTTTACGGCTCCGGAGAAGGTGGTGAAAATAGAACATGTGGCTGGCAAGGGTCTGTATAAGTATACTTGCAAGCGGCTGTTCAGAAACTATGCTACTCTGGGCGAGGCTCTGAGAGATCATGCCGCTGTGCTGAAGAAATCGTGGCCTGAAGCATGGGCGTACCGTATGAGTCCTGAGAACTACGTGAAGAAGATACAGGTGGGAAGGAAGAAGTATGCGACGGCTCCGAACTACGTGGAGACGATGGAGAGGATGTTCGGGACGGTGAGAAAGGCTATGAAGGAGGCTGGACTGAGCTGCTAAGCTTCTTGGCTTTTAGGAAGGATTATTCTTTTGTTTGGGATTTTTTGTTAATGTAAAAAAGATTGAAAGGATGGTTAATAACTTGACTACGGGGACGGGTAAGGCCGTTGTGATAGGGACGATGGGAGGAGAGGCGCTTTCGGCTCTCTTCGACCTGAGGTGGATGTTGGTGCTGATAGTGGTGCTGATAGTGGCGGACTTCTGGTTCGGCGTGAGCGAGAGTCTGCATAAACATGAGCATTTCCGCTTTTCGAGGGCGGGACGGCGAACGTGCAACAAGGCGGTGGACTATATCACCTACCTTATATTAGGTTCTGTGCTCGGTCTGGCTATCTTCGAGCCGTTGGGATGGACGAATCATGTGGTGACGGCTGCGGTAGGTCTTGGCTTTGGGTGTGTATGGGAGGTGGACTCCATCGTCGGGCATGTGTGTGAGCTGCACGGCGTGAAGAACAGATTCTCGATAAAGCGCTTCATTATAGCGCTGATGAAGAAGAAAGACGAGGACATCGGCGAGGCTGTGGAGGAGGCGATGAAAAAAGAGTGAAGGAAGATAAAGTTTTTAAGGAGAAACGGTTATGATGGACGAATTATATAGTAAATTTGTAGGAGCACTGTGGGGGATGCTGCTCTGCCTGATGGTCAGTATGCTGGCCGGCTGCGGTGCGAAGAAGCCCGCGGTGCTGACAAGAACGGACAGCGTGAGAGTGACGAAGGTGGCGAAGGACACTGTGTACTGGGACCGCATAGTGCTGAGATACGTGGAGAGGACGAAGACGGACAAGACGTGGAGCAGGGACTCGACGGCTACGACCGTGGACGAAGACGGAAACGTGAAGAAGACTGAGGCTTGGCACTGGAGGGACAGATACGTGGAGAACTCGCTGAACACGCTAATGAAGGACAGCTTAGAGACGTACAAGGCGATGGTGGACTCGATGGCGAACATTGGCAGAAAAAACAATGACGTGCCTGTGCCGGTGGAGAGAAAGCTGAGCTGGTGGGAAAGGAACATAGAAAAGCCCATCGCGTCCTGCATCGCTGTCATAATAATAGGCGCTGTGGTTCTGCTGACTCTCAGATATGCGAGAGGAAGGCTGAAGAGCAGCGGGAAGAAAGAATAAAAAAAAGGAAATTGTTTGGATTATTAGATATGGTTAATGGCTTTAGTTATTAGTTTTTTTAATTTAAGGTTAATAGATTTGTTTCAGGTAAGCCTTGCCCGTCCGTAGAGGATAGGTAAGGCTTTAATTTCCAAATTGTAATAATAAACCTTTTTTTACATAACACTTTGCTACTTAAATCAAGTATGTATTAACTATTTGAAAAATTAACAGTTAAATTAACTGCATTCTGATAATTTTTGCTATATTTGCACAATATCAGATTTTAGACTAAACGATTATGACAGAAGAAAAGAAAAAGGCACTCCTTTCTGTTTTAGACGGAATGGACGTGAGCGAGGTTATCTCGCTGTTAATAATGAGTGGTAACAGCTATTCAAGAAGATTGTTGAAATTCATCAAGTGGACAACTAAATGGCTACCTATATGTATAATGGTGTGGCATAGTTTTGCCATGTTGGATTTCTCAAAGAATCCGAGAGAAATGTTTATCGTGCATTCCGAACACTGGCCAAGCTACGCATTTATATATGTGTTACTGTATGTATTACCACTTGTGCTCATACTGTTCAGTAGATTCTTCTGGCTGTGTTGGGTATACAGGATTCCGTTCTTTTATTACTTCGGGGTAAATGCTATACATCTCACTTATTGGTCTTGGTATACCACTAAAGAAATGGTAATGTCATGTATGTCTGTAATAGTAATGACAGGAGTATTTTACTTGTACTGGGTAATAGATTGGTTCTTAACAAGAACAAGAATAGGTAAAAGGATTTTCTTCTAAAGCAAAATGGCTATGAAAAGAAAAGTATTCAACTATTACACCTTGGCTCTCATTCTGAAATCTCTGTATGAGAGCTGTATGAAGGCATGGGAACAACAGAAGAACGGCGAGAAGGTAACAGCTTGCGGGATGAGCGATGAAGACATCGAAACGCTCTGCCAGGACATACTTCCGAATATGTTAAACCCCATGATGAGCGCAGAGGAAGTAAAGGACAGATTGGGCGTGAGCGACGCAACATTAAACAGGATGGTCAAGCGCGGGGACATACCAAACGGAGAATGCAAGAAGCGCGGGCACACACGATACTGGAAGAAGTGGGACATTCTGTGGTTCATAAGAAAGAAGAGAAGCAAGTGATAGTACCTACTATCACTTTAAGTATCTGACTATCAGTATAATACAAAATCTTTGAGCGTGTTATGGCTTTATTGGTCGTAACACGCTAATTTTGTGCCTGTAACGTTACAGAATAGTGTTAGTTAATATTGAGGATTTAAAAAGATTGTATTATGGAGATGACAGATGCAAAAGTAGTAGAGAAGAAAATCTACGAAGAGGGGAAGAAGCACGGTGAGTATGCTTCTAAGGCAACAGGTAATGCTGGTCTTACCCTTGGTATCATCGGCACGGCACTCGGCGCTGGTGCTTGGTTGCTTGGCGGTAACAACCGCAGCGTGTTTGGTTCTCTCGGTGGCAGCAACATGCCTGAGAATGTAAACATCAACACTTACGGAGCTAACTCAAGCTCAAATCAGCCGACCGCCTTGCAGGTAATGGAGAAGGAATGCGCTGATGAGGTGAAGCTGCTTACCGACATGTTCGGTCTGAAGCTCGACACCGCTAACAAGTTCTACGCTATGCGTGAGACTGACATCGCAGAGAAGTTCTCTATGTACAAGGGTGCTACAGATGCTATCAACGCTGAGAACCGCCGTGCAATGCAGGCTGAGTTTGGTCTTTACAAGTCTCAGATTGATGCGGACTTCGGTCTGTACAAGAATCAGAGAGACCAGTACGATGCGTTGCAAGCAAAGTATTGTGACCTCGACAAGAAGGTTGCTATTATGGAAGCCCTCACTCCTTACAAGGAGAAGCTGATGATGGCTTACGTGAACGAGAAGTGCTGCCGCAAGATTGACGGTGTCCTCGGACTCCAGAGCACTCCTACTGTTACAGTTCTTCCATCCGCAAACTTTTGCGGATGTGCTGCTACATCCACTCCCACTACAGGAGCGTAACAGAGCTGTAAGGAAGTCGGTTAGACGGACTAAGAAAAAATGAGTTGGTGAGGGGTGTTTGCCCTCGTTGGTGGATGCCCTCTCACCTCTCTATAACATATCACCAACTTAAAGATATTGATTATGATGAATTTTGGGAACAGCCCATTATTGGATATGGGTACAGGCCAGCAGCAGCCGCAGATGATGGATGCCGAGCTACAGAAGATGTATGAGGCAATACAACAGAAGCGAGCATCTATCAATATGCAAGCACAGCAGTCTTCCACCCCTTTATGGGATGAGATAGACAAGATTGAAGACAATCTTACAGGCGCACAACGTCAGTACTTGATGCAGAATCAAGAGTACGTTGACAGCTTGCAATATGTGTCTAAGTTAGTGCAAGACGAGGAATTGCGCATCATACGTCCTCGTATTGAAAGCACTCAGCAAGGACAGGAAGCATTGAAGAAACATCTATCTTTGATGCAAAGACTGAGAAAAGAAGTAGCGCAAGCAGAGGAACAAAAATCAGCTATGCTTAACGATTATATGACAAACCATAGTGATAAGACTTGGCAGGAATATCTCGCTATGGTTCAAGGAGCGAAGAAGGGAGGGAACAAGAAATGAACTTACAAAAACTGAAAGAACGTCTTGCGCCGTCAATAGAAACCTGGGTAGACGCAAGAATTGACGACATGATAAAAGGCAATCCGTCGCTTGCCATACCTTCTGTGTATATGAAGCGAGCAGCGCACAATATCGTTTGTCGTAACAAGGAAAAATGGGAAGAGAAAATTGACAATCTATCCCTGTTTGTCGCTGATGAAAATGGAGTTGTTGATGCGGAATCTGTTTTCGAAGACGCGATGCAAATACTGAAAGCGATGGAGAAAAAGCCTTTTGATATCGGGCTTCTTCATGGCACAATAGGCGAAGGATGTATCTCTATTGATATGCCTGACGGTATTATCTCTGCCTTGTTGTTTGGCAGCAACAAGAGTATAGCCATTACCACAGATGATATTGCCGAATTAAAGAATATATTAATCACGTAAGATAAATTTAGCGGTATGAAAACAATACAGACAAATACGCTTGCCGAAAAGCTGTTTTGGTTTTACAGAATCGGCATAAGAGTGATACCTATACTCCTTATGGTTTTACACTGGCTGGGTGTGCATTGGTTTCACCATAACGCCGCATCAATGGGCTTGGATCTGAACGAGAACGCCGTTTTGGTGGTGTCGTTATACGCATTGGCGTATGTCGTACTGCCTGCCGTTCTGCTGCCGGCAAGCTTTCTTTTCAAGTTCGGCTGGGTGTGGCGAATACCGTTCCTGTATCTTGCAGGAGTTATTCTGATAAGGTTAGGGCACGGCACGCTGTGTATTTCCGAAACGACACGGATAGCGGACTATACGCTGATTGTTCTGACGTTGCTGCTGTACGGTCGGGCGTTTACGTTGCAGGATAGATAACAAAAAAACGCGCACGGACAACAAGATGTTACTCCTGCTGCCCGTGCGCGGTTGACATCGGTCTACTCTCCGAAGTTTTCCGGTCTGTACTCCGGGTTAAGCTGCAACGCATACTCTCCTGCGCGGTCGTAGATGCCCTCGTTAGAGAGTTTCGTTATGATATTCTTCGCTGCCTGAACGCTGTCTGCATCGTCGTTGATGTCAATGTCCGGCATCCTCGGCAGTCGAGTTGATTACGGACTGCATGGCGTTGTTCCAGTTGTGTTGCAAATCCAGAGCGTTGCCTTCGTTGAACGCCGGGCGCAAGTCTATTCCTATCCTCTTCTGGATATTGTCAAACAGGTTTCTGAACAGGCTTACCGCAACATCTATCAGCACCATTGCCGCCTCCATACGGGCGATGATTTTGCTCTTCGGCACATGGTTCTTCAGGAAATAGTTGTCGATGCAGTAATAGAGCGTTTTGACGAGCGGTTTGAGTTCCGCCTCCGACGCGTCAGACAGGTCAAGCCAAAGCTGATAGCGGTCTGCGAGAACAAAGCGCATCTTCGCATCCCAGGCGTTGTATGCGGCAAGAGCCTTGTTGATGCTTTGCTTTGTCTTTTGACGATACAGCTTCTTGTCCTCTTTAATTGCGCCCAAAGCGTCTATCATAGCTGTCTGGGCAATATTGTACGCCGACCCCATTGTGATGTAATACAGCGAACAATAGCGGTCAATGCTCTTTGATAATTTCTCTTTCTGCTTTACGCTTGGCGCAATGACATACGGTCTTCTTGGGGTGCGGCTTATTAATTGGCTTGCGTTCATGATTATATTGCGTTTGTGATTTGTAAATCGTGCGCTTCGCCTATCACGCCTACGACAGGTATTCCGCAAGCATCCGCTACACGGCGTTCCGTTTCACAGCCTTTTGAACAACGCCATCTGTTCGGTACAACGATGCCGTCGCAGCCGAGGAGTAGGCGTAAGTCCTCTCTCATGTGTTCCGTGTACGGCGCAGAGTCAGACAAAGGTTTGCCCCGTTTCTTTGTACCACTTGCACGAATAGCAAGCAGCGATATTGCAAGGTGATTTGTTGCAATACTTTTCCTCATGTCTTACGCAACCTCTTTCCGTAAGGAACAGCTTTCCGCAGTACGAGCAGCGGTATGCGTCTACTCTAATCATGCTCCACCTCCTTCTTAATGGCTTCGAGCTGCTGTATGATGTTGCCTATCGTCTTGCAGCTGTAATCAACGGCAATTTCTTTCAGTACGGCAATCTGTGCCGTCAGCCTGATATAATCTGCCTGTTTCATTGTTCTTTGTTTTCGTAAATACGCCAAGCATTCTTTACCAATGGCGCTTGTACCTTTGGAATATTCGCCATCAAGGGATGCGTCATTGAAAAGTGCGTTATCGAATTTGCTTAGATATTCCTTGCGTTTCAAATCAGCATCAATCATAATTTTAAGCCTGGCGACAATCAGTTCACTACTTGTCACCTTACCAAGAAACCATAATAGATTAGTTAATGCCAATTTATTAGGCTCGTATTCGTCAACTTCAGATAATTCTGTCAACCTCTTTTGAACGTATCTCGCAAGTACCTCTTTGTATTTCATGCCAAAACCTCCTCGTCGTTAATATATCTAATCCTCCTTAATGCCGAAGGGTGTGCCGTCGGCGAATTGGATGTCATCGAATGCGGACTCGAAGCTTTCGCCTTCGTAGCCGCAGAAGTCGCAGCCTTCGTCGTTGAGAGACTTGAAAGACATGTAATCCTTTCTGTTCTTGCTGCTCATTATGCCGAACGGCTGGTGCTTCTGCATTTCCCGCCAGCACTCCTCGGCGTTGCGGAAGGGACGGTAGGGAGGCTCGGGTTTGATGCGGAATTGCTTATAAGGTGCCCATGAAGGAGCGTCGGTATCAAACCATTTCCCTATAGAGGTGTCATAAACTTGTATTTGCATGCAGTCTACGTATGCCTGCATGACGGCGACGCGCTGTTTGGTTTCTTCTCTTGTCATAATCTTATTTTTTCTTTTTGTTGGACTTACTGAAGACTTTAAATTTGGCTTTGCTTATCTTCCTTTTCCATGCCCGACGTTCGGCACGGGGCATTCCGTCCTGCTTAATGGAGAATACTTCCTCCATTTCAGAAATGTTTTGATGCTCGTATTCATCGAGGAAAGGAATTAAATGTGATGGAATGTGTTTGTCCATATTACCTGGTTAACAGTCATCGACTAAAAACTATTCTATACATCTGCCAGTCTTTTCTCGCAAATCACACCGAGGCCTTCAATGAGGTCCAGACATGAGTCACATTCCAAGCAGAATGTAGAGCATACATGAGGGCTGTCTTGATAGTAAGGACAGCTCGTCGCCTTTTTCATATAAAGGTTTTTGTCCTTTACAAAGGCGTAGAATGCTTTTACAAGCCTCCTTGGCCTCTTTTCTTCGTTCAACTGACGTACCACATCGTTGTAGTCGTCCACGAGCTGATGCACACGATGCGCTAACACAATGTTCTCTGCCTTCAGGTTGGCGATGATATAGGCAAGCGCCTCCATGCGTTTGTTTTCTTCTGTTTTCATTGTTTTATATGTTTTTATAGATGCTCTTGGTATAGGCCGCTCTAACGGGGCTATCTATTATAGAGGCTGGCGCCTTACTGGGGCTTTCTGTTGTTTTTAGTTTCGGAAGAGCTTGATTCTCGTTACCTTGTTCTTGGCTCTTGGGTTCTGGCGTCGCCATTCTTCGGCGAGCTGACGTTCGAGCTGTTCGTGTCGTATGAAGCGGTCTCCGATGGGTATCTGGAAGACAGCCTGATGGACGCTTCCATCTGAGAAATGGATGAGTCCGTGTCGGGTGATGGTGTGAGTGTATATCATTGTTTTATTTTTATGTTGAAGGGGGTGTGCTTGAGTATTTCCTGCCAGAATTCTTCGGCGTTGCGGAAAGGGAGGTAAACATCATTCGGCTTTATACGAAAACAGTCTTGGTATTCCACAACCGAATCAAGATTCAGTTCGTCCTTGTCGCCGTCTATGTCTATCCATCTTGAGCCGTTATTGATTTGAATGGTCTTGCCTTCCGCAAATGCCAGTATCAGAGGAAGGGCTATCTTTATTTGTTCTCTTGTCATGATTGTTATTGCTTGCATGATTTGTTGTTTGGGATGTTATTATCGAGTATGTCGTTGAGCCTTTTGTTTTCCTTGCGATACCACTCCGATGTACGCTTTAGTTCTTCGTAACGATCCTTTCTATCTTGCCATCGGGTAATGGGGAGGAGTAGGATATCCATGATTCTTTCTACGTAATTGCAGTATTCGCTAAAAGCGAAATTGTCTGTCAGTCCTTTGAAGATGGCGAATGGAATGTAGCCTATGAGCATTATGACAAGGATTGGGGACAAGAGAATGGCACAGATGGTACGTGCGATGAATTGTTTCATGTTGTGTTATGTTTTGTTATCTTTATAAATTTAAATGCCAATGCCTTTATCTATCACTTCTCTTTCATAGCAATCTGGACAATAGAGCTTCCCATTAGCAAATTCCCATGAACCTGCAAGGGTGTCGTTTTGACCGAATGATTGTACTTCCTCTTGTGTGAAATAAGGCGGATGGGTCTCACAGCCGCTATTCTCAAAATGCTCTCCGCACCCATCACATACGGCTTTGTATAGTATAATCTGCCTGAACATGTGTTATACTTTAGTAACTTCCCCGTAGGGGTATTCCTCGCGTTTTGAACGTGTGCCGTCCTTCTTGGCTGGATTCACAAGTATACGCATCCTTGTTGATGATGCTTCCCAGAATCTCATGTCGCAAACCCAACATATCTTACCTTGTTCATCTGTGCACTTGTCGCCTATCTTTATTGGATAGCTGGAAATGTATTCGTTCTGCAATTGTACCATTTCCTGCGTGATTGCAAATCGCTTTTCGTTAAGCGCACTCATGCGCTTTTCAAATTCTTGCTTTGTCATGATTATTCTATTTTATATTTCTCTATTTTATTCTAAACTATAATTTTCCCTTTTCTATTTCAACACGCATCATAAAATTATCAGCAAAGTTATCAAAATCAAACTTGCCATCTATAGTGCCATGAAAGCGATACTTAGTGAAGCACTTCTTGCATTCACAGACCATCATATAGCCGTAAGGAGTATCACACCATCCGATAATATTTCTTGCTTCACTATGACAGCTTTTGTTATCACACTCCTTATTAGGACAATTAAGTTCCTCGCTGTACACTATAGACTCCCAATTACTAATCTTCATCGGGAGCATTTCTTTCATTAAGCTTTTATCTGCCATAACTATTCATCTTTAAGTTCGACTGGCCCATCACTCCAAGATAATTCTTTTCCGATGAGTTTCTTGATACTACCATTAGGAAGACTCACCTCAAAAAATACATCTTTCCAACCGTCGTAATTATCTTCATCCACTACTCTTATTGGTTTACACATTGAGATAAATTCTCTACCTTGTTTTGATACTGCTACCCATGCCATAACTATTCCTCCTTTTCTTCTAAGAGTTTTCTAATTTTTGTCAGTTCTTTGGTTACATTGTCTATGTTTACCATTATTCCTGCCAAAATGAATAAAATAAAACAAATCGCTAAATCCATAATTATTCCTCCATATTCTGTTGTTTTAGCCTCTTACTTTTTTCTTTAATAGCTTTCAATTCACTAAGCCAAATAAATAATTGTTTATGTTCCAAAGAACAATCTTTATTACAAATACTTAGTTCGTCTGCTTTTTGTTTGCAGTGTTCTATTGCTTCATCTAAAGTCATAGTTTTCTTTTTGTAAATCCGTTATTAACTTCATAGGTTCTATTACCTACATAAATTTCCTTAATTGGAACAGATGGAAGCGAGGTTCTTTTCCATTGTCTCAAAGTTGGGTCAGATGTTATGGCAGTCTTGCCTAACACCTTTGCCAGCTTGCATATTTTTGGAAATTCCTTGAAAGGGTCTTCATTTGTCACCATAGTTCAATCCTCTAATTCTATATTATGTTCATCTGCGAAATCCTCTTCTGCCAAGTTACAATACCTACCTTCGCAAAGCGTATCTGGATATGCTCTATTGGTAAAATACTCTCGGTAGCACAACTCACAGATGTCATTACCAAAATTATTTCTCAACTCTTCTCTACTCATTATACATCCTCCTTTCTCACTAAATAGTCGTACATAGGCTTGCGGTTTCTGAGATATTCTTTACGTATCTTCTCTGCCTCTTCCTCTGTGTTGCAAATTGCAACAACGCCATCGGGATATGTGTCCCAATATCTAACTACTTTAAACTTTGTCATATTAGTCCTCCAGCTCTTTAAGTGCTCTTAATAATATAATTTCTGCCCAAGAAACAGCAGATGCTACTTCTGCTGGAGAAGTTCCAATTAGTGATGTTTTTGCAGTATATTTAAGTGCTTCTTTTATGTTTTCAACAGCTTTTTCTTTGCTCATTGCTTATCCTCCCTTTTTTCTGTTTCTTTCTATATGCTTTAGTTGCGTAATACTTATATTGCCATATCGCCGATACATACTTTTGAGATAGGCAATATAACTACCTAATGTTATTTTATCTGCATCCATATTTCCTTCTTTTTACCCTCTCCCTGCTGTCCCAAGGAGAGGATGGTTGATTTGTGTGTTGGCCTGTTTGGGTCTATCTATTGACGGCTTACTTGTTAATGGGCGGAATTACCAACTCCCAGTCTTCTGCGAAGATGTCTTCTGAGGTGGGTTGCCATGAGTCGGCTTGACCGTCGGGGTGAATGATGAGCATCTGGTTAGTATAGCCGATGTGTGGATCAGCGCGTGCCATAATGATGTCCTTGGCAGACTGGGGAAGTGACTGCATATTAGGAATAATGTCGGCTGTAATATGGGCTGGCACTTGCTTGACAACAAATAAACCTTTGCCATTCCAACCAGCTCTGCGGACAGCCATACCTGCTTTAAGATAAAGTACTGCCGTGCCGAATGTAAAATTGTACAGCTTAGCTTTCATCTTATTTGCCTTTATAAATCTGTCTGCCAAGACAAAGTAATATTGCCCCATCACCCCTCTTTGCACAGTCAACAAAGCACGAGAAAGTGCGTCTAAAGCACTGAACTCATCCGAAGAAAGAAAGTTATCGCATTTATACATGCGTTTTTCAAGGTCTTCGAGTTCAAGAAGCATTCTGTTGACGATCGTTTCAGACGGCTTGTAAGCCTTCTCGAATACATCTGCCGGACTCCAAGACTGGTAGCCGTCTTCATACTCAACAAGGTAGCCAGCCTTGTCTGTTTCACACTCTGACGGTCTTACGCCGTTCTTCAAGAGCTTGCGCTCGTAGGCTTCACCCATTGTCATAGGCATAGCCTTCACTGTTTTTGTACCAGTGTACTGTTTCATTTGTTCGTTCATAATATTTATTTTGTTGGTTTTAGTGGATACTTCTCACTTCCGACAACACGGTACGAAATAACCTCTGGTCTGCTTTCTAAATCCTTTATCGCATCTTTAATCGTATCAACGCGGCATGAACAAACGTGTTTTGAATTTGTATTGACAAAACAAAACTTTTCAGTCGCCCTGTCCTTATAAAGAAGGACGGTACAATCGCGTTTAGGTGGACGGCGTTTGCAGTCTATTATCATGTACTTTGTTCTATCCATATCGCTCTATTTTACAAGTTCAAAATCGTAAACGAAAACCCAAGGGTTGCTCTCCCATGTGCCCTCGCCTGAGATACGGTCGATGAGGACAGAATAGGCTTCACGCGGGTCGGGATAAGGGTCGAAATATTCCTCTCCACGTTTTATGATGTCATAACAATACCATCTTCCGGTTCGTGTCCAAATTCCTTCTTCCAGACAGTCCTCGTCGCTGATATCTTGCAGACGTTCGACGCGGATGCGGGTGATGCGGATGTGATGGGGCATAAGGTCAGCACGGACGAACATCTTGTTGGTGCATCCTTTCTCGTATTTGATGCATTCCAAAGGCATTCCGTGAATGCCACAAAGGCGGTAGAATTCATCGTCCTTTACCAGATCATCGTATTTTTGGGCGATGGCTATGGTTTCGCCGAGCTTGTACCGAGCAGCTTTTAACCTATTGTCACGGAGTGTAAGCAGAGTCCGTCCGTTGTCGAGCTTTTTGAGTTGGAAATCTTCATCATCAAACACAATAAACCCATTTTGCGTATAGGCGATTCTCCTTGTCTGCGTCTTTCGGCCTTCGAGGACGGCTTTGGTCAAGCCGTAACGGTCGTTGAACATTATCTTCTTCATAATTGTGAGTTGTTAAATGATTAAGTTTGCGTCCTCGCCGAGTACCCAGAGGATATGTTGGAGCTGGTGGACGTACTGGATTTCACAAAGAGAGATGTCATTTAAAAGGACTGAACATCTTTTGGAAGTCTGTAAAAAAGAAATCTCAATATCGTGTCCGATATGGCCATATATTATGGGGGCGTAGTATTCCTGCTCCCATCCGTTCTTTTCAAGGATTTCGGGAGTAAGATGAAAGCCTTCGATGTGGTCTCTGATGGTGTACATGTCTGGCCTACAGTCAGATTCACTGGGGCTGCGGAGACCAATGTAAACTTCGGAGATGTCTATTACTACGAAGATGTCGCCTTGCTTGTATTCTGGAAGGTCTACGGTGATCTGCACGAGGTCGCCGAGGCGTAGGTCTTTTTGATGAATCATGTGATGTGGATTTTTAGATATTTTGTTGCTTCATTGCTATACGTTTATGATGTTGTCGTACAAGTCGAGGTGGGTCCAACAATGTTCGTGTTCTGCTGGAACGTAGCGGTTGTCGGGGAAAGGGAGGCGCTTGGCGAACTTTACCGTCGGAATGTAGGCATTGTAGGGTTGCAGTGATCTGTCTTTGCCTGAAGTGAGAAAGAGTGGGCGGTATTGATTCTGGAAGCGGTAACAGAGGGCTGAGTGTGCCTTTTTGTCTGCTTCGGGAATGAATCGTACGAGGTAACGATTGCCACGGTGGAGTGCCGCGAGGGCGTGCAGGAAGTCTTCGTGTCCGACGTGCGTACGGCGTACACCATTGAGTTCGTAGAAAAAGCAATCGAAGAGGTCGCGGCGCATGAAATACCAGAGGTAGTCGAGGTCGTCGTCAGACATCTGGGGAATGCTCTTATATACGATGTCTCGCCAGACATGCTGACGAAGGTGGCTGCCACGCGCGAACCCTTCCACTGCATAGAGGAAGTCGTGATGGTCGAGAGAGAGGGATATCATATTTATTACTTATTACTTATTATTTTGTATTTGTTGTTTGCCGGGGGCGTCGGTTGTGTTATAGAGGTGTTCGTTGCCTTCGTAGTGGATGCACTGTGCGTAACAGTTGTCAACGCATTGGTATTTGTGGCTATATTCATCTCTGAAATTAACGAAAATGTTTGGAATCCAAACTTGGTCGTCTTTGTCACGAACGAGCACACGGTCGAATGGCTTGAAGGGATGTTTGGGTTTAGAAATGTTGAATTTGAGGGTTTCGGAGTTGAAACTTCCTCCGTAGTGGGCTTCGGCGGCGGCGAAGAACTGCGAACGCTCATTGTCGGTGGCTTTACGGAAGTCGAGAGTGTGGAACAGTCCGTAGAGCTTGACGCCCCAGATATCCTCCTTATTGTCGTACTCGACTGTTGTACGGAATTTAGTGTAATCCTCAGAATCCCATCCTTCGAAGACTGCCGTGACGCCTAATCCGACGCAGACGACCACGTCGCCGCGTCGGAAGAACTTGGTCCAGTCCTGCATTTCGAGGGAGGGGAGGAGGACGCATTCTCCGTTGGGAAAGACAACGTCGAAACGGCCCGTGGGGGTCAAAGAGAAGAGCTTGCGGTCTCTCGGATCTGTGTTTTGGCAAACCGGTTTTAAGATGATTGGATGGTTAATACCAGGGGCTTTATCTATTGCCTGAAGCTCAACCTTGCCGGCTATTCTCGAATAAAGAGGCGTTCCTGCCGGGCAGTCACGCAGGATGTCTGCGATGTTGATGTCAGAATTGTTCATTGTTGTTCGTTTTTTTAGAATTGTTGACGGAATCTCTTCCTATGATAAACGCCACGGCTGCTACGATGATGTAGGAGATGGCTTCGGTGATTGCTATCATGTGTGTAGGTGATATTTAGGGTTGACGTGTGTGTTTGTTGCCGCTGCACCACAGTTCGATTTCGATGCGGGCGCCTGCCCATATCGCTTCGCGTGGTGTGGCGTCGGGGTGTTGGCTGAGCCAAAGTTCGATGCGCTGACTGAGATTCATACTGCCTTACGATTAAGAGACGTGACGCTCGGTGTCCAGCTTATACCGAGGCGATGTGTGAGTCCGCTTTGATAAGCCTGCAAGGCAATCTGACCCTGTAGGGACTTTGGGTTTTGTTCGAAAGCCTCTATAGCATCGAGGATGCGGTTGCGCTGTGCTTCCTTGCGTGCCGCTTCGTTTTCTGCTGCTTGCTTCTTGCGAGCTTCCGCCTGCTGCTGAATCTGCTCGTCAGTGAGTTCGGGAGCTGGTGCGGGGGACTCTTCCTTCTGAACGGCAGCTGCATAAGCCTTGAAGCTGCCGTCGAGGACACGTGAAAAATTCTCGGGGCGGAGAATCCAATCGAAATCGGCTACCCAGTGACGTTTTCCTGCTCCGTTGAGGTAAGGAGAGGCGAACGCCTGCTCGAAGGCGTCGCGGATTTTGCGGGTGTCGCCGTCGTACTCGAGAAGACGGGCTTCGATGAGGGCTATACGCGTGCGATTGAGACGATGAATCTGCGGCATGCGGGAGCCTGTCTCGCGGATGCGACGATTCCAGTAAGTGATGAGGCCTTCGGCATTAAAGGTGGGGCGTTGTTCTTTCTTCGCGGTCTTTCCTTTTCCCTTGGAGGTCTTTCCTTTCATCGCCCAACGCTTCTGCGCATTCTCGCGATTCTTTCGACATCGCGCCTCACGGGCGGCACGCTGCGCGTCGATGTCCTCCTTGATGAAGGCGAAGGCTACGCGTACCACCTGAGGGGCGTCGTCGCTAATGAGAGTGGCGTCCTTGGCATAAAGAAAGACGGCACGCATAAGGATGCCGAGCTGAATGTCGGAGAGCTGGCTGACCGCCTCGTAATGGGCGATGTTGAGTGAAAATCTATTGTCTGACATAGGGGAAAGGATTTTGAAAGTTATACGGAACGGGTAAGAAAGAAATTTCGGGGTGAGAGAAAACCAAGGGGCGGCTAAGACCCCTTGGAAGCGTGAACTATACAAACATCAAAGCTTCTGAGGAAGCTGTTATTAATCAAATCAAAAGGGCAGTCCGTCGGAGCCTCCTGCCGGTGCAGCGGGTGCTGCTGAAGGGGGCGGGGGTGTGGGGATGCCGAGAGCCGACCCTGGTGCGCCTACGGGAGGAAGAACGGACGGCTGCGGCGTAACGACGGGCTGCGGTTCGCCGTGGAACACGCTCCAAGCACGGACGGCATTGAACCAGCGTCCCTGGTATTCGTGTGCGTCGATGTCGAAGGAGACGGTAAGCGACTCTCCGACCTGTATGTTGAACTTTGCGATATTGTCCTGTCCGAAGACATCGAAGGCCATCCGCTTGGGGTACTGGTCCTGCGTTTCGAGGACATAAGAGGCGCTCTGCCACGGCTTGCCGCTCTTTGCGGAGACGCCAGACCGGATTGGCAGTGCGCAGATGATTTTTCCGAAGATTTCCATTATTAAGACTTGGGGTTAGACATTGAAAGTTTTGGCTATGTAATCGTTGGCGAGACGGACGCGCTCTTCGAGGAGGCGGATGTCGTCATCGTTACGTTCTATGCGGACGATATGGATGGGGGAGGAGAGCCATGCGCAGTAAGATACGAAATCGGCAGACGTGCAGCCTGTGCAGGACATCTCTGCCATCACTTGCCAGTAATACTCGGGCTTGACAGCCTTCAACGAGGCTGCATCGTGTATCTCTGCTGCATATCGTGTGTGGACAGCGAGAGAGGGGCACTTGATTTCGAGGCACTTCTGCTCCTCTCCGCGGACTATTCCGTCGGGAGAGGCAGCAAAGTGCGGGATGATATCGTGTGCGCATGAGGAGACCTCGAAGACCTCCACATCGTCGTTAAGAGAGGAGTAGAGCTGGCGGGCGGACTCCTCTTGCTGAACACCCCATTCCATAGCCCGCGTAGAGACGGCGACCTGGTCAAGATAAGACTGGAAGATGTCGTCGTCAGAAAGGAACTGGGGATTGAACAGCCTTTCGGCAGCTATCTGATAGATGTACGTCTTGGCTGTTTCGGACCAAGGCTCGTCTTTCTTGCGAGGATTGGTCATGAGCTTGTGGACCTCGGACCCTGTGACAGAACCGAAGCGTGCGCGGAACCATGAAATTTCGCGCTGATTGGACTCGGTGTTAATCATTTCTTGTCCTCCTTCTTGGCGGCGGCATTCTTGGCTGCTTCAGCTGCCGCGGCAGCGATGGCGTCTGTTTTCTGGCTTTCGAGATTGTCAATATACTCGGGGGCGAATGCGTCGATGTCAAGATCCTTTATGTCTGAAGAGTTGACCTGTACGACGGATTGGTCAAAGGTGACAGCGTTCTGCATCTCAATGGACTTCGGGGCAAATTTTAGAATAGACTTGAGGACTGTCTTCATTGCCATGGCATCGAAATCAGACTTCCAAGGCGAGTTGTAGCCTGAGCGGAAGGCTTGCGAGAACTTTGTGGCGTGCGCCTTTACTCTTTCTACGTCCCAATAGGCGACCTTTGTGAATCCGTTCAGAAGTTCGAACTTAGCCATATATCCGATGACCTTGTCAGATGTCTTCTGTTTTTTATCGAAGACATAATCTTCGTCGAACTCGTCGCCGGACACATACTCTCCCTCGTGAACGGGTGCTGCAAGAATCTTTTTGAACTGACCGCTGCGCTGACAGAGCTGAAGTAGGCCGAGGTAGCCTACTTGAAACTGAGCCTTACTGCCGTAAGGAATGATGTAACACTGACCGAGCGTCGGGATAACCTGAAGCTGCATTGTGGCGGCGACCATTGAAGCGCCGATGATGCTCATAGGGTCAGCTCTCCTCAGCTGCGGATTGCCATTGGCTACGCTGATGACCGAACTCATGAAGCTGTTGGCCATCTGAGGATTATTCCACACCTCGTTAAGTTTTCCGACTACAGCAGGAGAGTGCATCAATTCTCCGAGAGTCATTCCGTTAGCCTGTGCGGCTACTTGTGTGTTGTTCATCTTTATATTTTAGATAATTTGTATTTACAGAATTTGAAGCCGTTGGCGTTTTCGTGCCTTTCGCAGAAACCTTCCGCGTAGTCGGCTGCTACGGCTCGACGCTGCTTTTCTCTTGCCACTTCGTACGGCAATTCCATGATGTCATGGAATCTGATTTGCAGCATTTCGACTGAAATTTTCTTTCTCATTCTGAGGGGTGTTATTCGTTATGGTCATCGACGCCGAGTACGACGTCGATGACTTGTGTTTCGGAAATGGACACGATGCGATAGTCGATCATGGAGGAAGAGAGCACCTTGTCGATGTTCTGGCGTGCCGTATTGATGTCGTTGCACTGGACGAGATAATATATCGTCTGACGTCTTTCTCTCGCGGTCTTCTCGTCGTATGTGATGAAGACGACCTTCGCCTTGCAGAAGATTTCGCCCTTGTCGCAGTCTTCATCGACGAGGAAGACCTCTCGGTACGGGGCGATGGCAATCTTTGTGACCTCGGGTTCTTGTTCTGAGGGGAAGAGGCAGACTTGGTCGGCGATGCGTTCCTCGGCTTCGGCAAAGGACTTTGCATCGAAGACGTATGTGTGGGACTTCCTGACAATAAGACCATCCTCATTCTGAGGGAAGGTGAGGGCTGTGGCTTCGAACCACTTGGGTGATGTTTTTGTTTGCATAGATGAAATGTTTTTTGTACTGAAATTATGACTGTTTTGCTACTGATAGCGCCACTCCCAGAACGGGCATTTGACGGGTATGACCTTCCGTTGGGTCTCCGTGCGGGGACAATCGGGAAAGTCGCGCCAGAGGCAGTCGTCGCATTCGGAGTATAGCGTGCGTCTGAATTTGTGCATGATGAAATAAATAATTAATGCGGGACGGGAAGGAATCGAACCTTCGCTAAAGCGGCATCCACGCCGCCGTCCCTCCAGGAATCACTTCCATTTTGCAATAAAAACTAATAATAACAACGTCCGGGACTTGCACCCGGATGAGACTCCTTGGGTCTCATTTTTAATGATTAATAAAAAATGTATAGATGAAAGTTACTTAAATAGCCAAGATAAACTTGATGCCGTACCGTCTGGAGAAATACTCTTCGTTGGGTGTGCGGCGTGTCTGTTCGTCGTAATGGAGTGTAAGACAGTCGGTTTCGCTTCGGAAATAGTTGTGCAGAGTGACGAGGCGCCGTATGCTGTTGCTTGTCTTTTTCGGCAATATTGATATCCGGAGCTTGGTCTGCTGACGCATCCCCGACATTATACGAAACCTCTCCATACGCATCGTCTTTCTGCGCTTGGCGGAGCGCTTGCTGATGATTTCGGGTGTATTGAGGTGTTCCGTCTTCATGTTCTTGTATCTCTCCTTTCTCCTTTCTATTGTCTCGGGGGTGTGCTTGAGTTTCAGTTGTCTGGCCCATTGCCGTATGGTGGACTGTGGGACGCCGAACTTCTCCTCGAGTTCACGCGGGAGCATGTCGGGATAGTTCTGGATGATGACAGGCTTCAGACGGCTGCTTCGGCACAGAGGCGCTTCCACCGTGACTATCCCGCTGAGAATGCGCGATACCGACCCCGATGATATGTGGACTTTTTCGGCGATTTGCCGGTGTAAGAGTGTCCCTCTCAGACTGAGCACTTCGTCAATCTGCTGCTGCGTGATACGATGTCTTGTCATAGAGCACGTATGTAGTTGGGGTTCTTGACGAGTCGGGCGTAAGCTTCGATTCCGAAGCGCTGCCACATTCCGTTGGAGAAATGTACGATGTAATCTTCTGCATTGGCCCGAAGGGAGCCGTTGGTGAGGTCCTTGGAGAGGGCTACGACGAGTCCGTCGCCGTGGTCAGCCACAGCTACTACACAGGGCAGGGCGAGAAGCCTGTCCGTGTTGGCTTTGACGACGTGTATGGAATCAATGACTTTTACCATTGTGTATATCGTTTTAGTGGGTTCGTAAATAAAAATCGGGTGCGACTCGCGCCGGACCCGACTAAGAAAGCTCTTTTGAAAACAAAAATGCGTGTGGTGCGCCCTCGCTTGGGCAGCAAGTTGAATTAAAAATTTTTATGGAAAAATTCTTCTAACAATTAATATCAATTTTATATTTATAACATTATGACGAGAAGGAGAGGCGGGACTCAAACCCGCATTCTTTGGCTATTGTACTGTCAGTTGTACGACTCTCCCTATCCAACATATTATTTAAAAAAACGACAAAGAATTGCTGTTTTATACCGATTATGTATGGATTTTGTGTGCTGTTTTATAGATCTCAGCAATCTTGCCAGTGTCACGGGACGTCTGGCAGCCCGCTGCATTTCGTTTCTCTCCGCCTGCGCCAACATGGAGTGTGGCGTGGTTCGTTTGACGGTACTCGGAAGATGCGTTAGTGGGTCTTTCGTGGCGTGCGTTCCTTCATGGGTCGCGGCGTCCAAAACGCTGCCATTACTACTTTTACACGCTCACTGTATGTAACCAATAAGTCAAAGAACAACAAGAAAATGGTCGGCAGACGAGGAATCGAACCTCGCGGACTGGCTGTCAAGGGAATGAGATGGAAAGTGAATGTATTCAGCCTAATCCGCCGCCTGCTCTGCCGTAAACTGGCGATTCTCACGAAGGGCCAGATATTACAAATATAAATTACAATTATAAAACATATTCTTACCTGTTTCGCTAAACAAGGATTTGAAGAACGATATAAATATCAACTTCTCAATTTTCTAAAAACTACTACTAACCTAACAACCTCAAAATGAAAAAAAATTATATGAGTATAATCTGTGTTTCTAATACACTCGGTTTGCTGCGATGAGCCGGTCGATGTCGCGTTTGCGATAGAACACGGTCTTCCCGACTTTGGAGTAGGGGAGCTGTCCGTTGGCTCTGAGGCTCTTGAAGAACTCCATCCCTACGCCGAGGTATGCCTGCGCCTCCTTGTTGGATAGCCATATCTTTTCGATGGCTGTGACTGTCGCCTGTTTCATAATCTTTCTTGTTTTGTTTGGTTTATGTTGTGGCGGCAGTACCGCCGATTACCATCGCTTGACGTACCCGAGTTCGTGTGCTCGTTTGCGTATAAGGTTCTGAATGTCCGTGTCGGCGTCCCAAAGTAGGGCGCGTCGGACTGTCGCTACTCCGACTCCGCAGTCTTCTGCCAGCTTGACTTGGCATCCTCGTCGAAGTTTTATGGGTTTTCGCTTTGCCATTTGGATTTATTTCGTTATATTTGCATATTAAACATATAATGAGCGTTTAGCGAGCTGTTGGGTTTGTTTCGCTTGCGCTCTGTCAACGATTGTAAAGGTAATAATTACCAACGAAATAACAATGTCTTGTAGTTAAAATGTTGTTATTTTTAACTTGTTTTTACCTTTAAGCGTTGTTAGTGGGAAAATAAATACACAAATTAACAATACTATGGAGGCGACGATTAACAACACTTCGAAATCGGCAGTTATTTCGAGGATTAACGAATTAAAAGAACATCTTGGCTATTCGCAGGCAAGGTTAGCGGAACGGTGCGGTCTTTCCAAAAGTAACTTTTGCAAGATGTTAGGCGGTAGCCAAACAATTACAGACCAAACACTACACCGACTTGCAGACGAGTTCGGTGTTAGTTTTAGATGGCTGCGCAACGGCCTTGGTGAGATGTTTGCCGAGGAGAAAGCAATCGGCAAGGCGCAGTTTGCTGCCTTCAGCCAGATGCTCGACGCGAATACAAGCCCTGTGTCGCAGAATGTCATCAGCGGCGATAACTATCAAGGCACGCAGACGATAAACGGCACAGAGGGCGAAATAGTGGCATTGAGGCAGAAAGTGGAACTGTTGAAGCGTCTGCTTGACGAGAAGGACAAATTGCTTGAGGAGAAAGACAAGCTGATAAAAGAAAAAGACAAGCAGATTGACCTTATGTATATTCTTATCAACGACAAGAAGTAAAATAGTGGTAAAGGTAGTGGACTTTGTAAAATAAAGAACCGCAAACAAATAGTAATCAAGGAGTTACAAAAACAACAAATCGCCTGGAAAGCGTGTATACGTCAAAAGCGTATCGGGGGTTCGAATCCCCCTCTCTCCGCAAAAAGGAAAAGACCCGCTGAACAATAATCAGCGGGTCTTTTTTG